AAACTTACTTTGTTTATTTTTGCGTTGTCATTTGGAATATCAAGTTCAAGATTTGAATTAATGATATCTTTTAAGTTAGTGCCATCACCTAGTGCGTTATACAGCTCTTCAGAATTAGCATTAATCTTGGCGGCACCTGCTCTAAGATTATCACCTGTTCCATCGTTTGCGGCTGTACCTACGTTAATTACTGATTTTGCCATTATTACGTCCTATCAAATGTTACATTAGTTTTATCAAATGTGCTAGTTGTAGCATCAAAAGTATTTATTCCAGATGCCTCCGTCGTTGATGTATCCTCGACTATGGCTGGTGGAGTTAACTGATGTATTGCCTGAGCATAGGTAGCATGAAATGTAACTTTACTGCCTAAATATGTGTTTGATTTGGGACTAGCGTAAAGATATACGCTACTAGCGTCTACTGCCGCTGTAACATTTATTAATTCTTGGTTAATTGTTGCCCTACCAAATATTGAAACAACAGCTCTGTCTGGTCTAGCAACCACAGAAATCTGCATTGTTTCCTTCTCATTACTGTCAAACTCAACTGCTACTTGATACATAGCACTACTGAAGTCACCTAGATGAAATTTATCTATTATAGTGTTATTTCTTTGTACTGCTACCCAGCTACCTCTAAAGCTAAAGTTAGATCTACTAGGTAATAATATTGAATTATTTTGCCCTTTTGTAAAAAAGTTTGTCAGAAGTTTATTCATTTACCTGCTCCATACTGTATTTATCGTTTTGTTATGATATGTAGAGCTTTAATATTTTAGGAAATATCCACTAATGAATGGGCAAAAGCTAGTAGATTATCAAATACTTCTGTTTTTTTCTTTAGATCTTGATTAGCAAACGTTTCTAACTTCTTAGCTGTTTCTAATCCATATCCTGTTTTTACAAGGATAGGCTTTGCTTTGGCCTTTACCGCGGCTTTCAAATCTGTAATTTTATCACCTACGTACACACCATTGTTCCAATCAACTCCTATCTCAGAAGCCGCTCTTTTGAACATTCCTGGATTAGGTTTTCTATAAGGATCGTCTTTGAATGGCGTAGTAGAATAGTATAATCCATTAATACTTTTACATCCTACTTCTGCTAATAGTTCAAGCATATAATTATTAACTATATCAACATCAACTGCGTCCATTACACCCCTTTGTATTCCTGATTGATTGGTCAATATGACTACATCATAACCTTTATCTCTAATAATTTTAACAGCTTCTAAGCTACCCGGAATTGGCTTAAATTGGTCTGGCTTAATACAATAGGGAGGCACTCCTTCTTGTGTAAGTCCTATGTCTTCGTTTATTGTTCCGTCTCTATCTAATCCTATTACTGGTATTGACATTATGGTCTCCATTGATCATCTGACCATCCTATTTTATCTTTGTTGTGCCATTGTAAATCTTCTAGAATTATAGGATCATTTGACGTAAGTTTTTCTTTCCATTCATTTACAAATTGTTTTGTTTCTGTGGATAAAGGCTCAACATGTTCTTCAACAAACTTTGCCGCTTCGTGAGTTAATGGATGTAATTCATGTATATTCATATGCTTATGTTCTTCCTTTAAGCTAGGTACACTTTTTGGTCTTGTAATAAAAAAATCTTCGTCAGTTCCAAAATTCAGTGCGTTTAAAATAGGAGGACATGTTGTTTTGATATCTTGTCTATAAGATTCTAAAACTGCTCCTACGTCCTCTAGTTCAAGTTTAGGATTAGTTTTGTTAAAATGTTTTGGGGCATCTTCCCAACCTTCAAAAGGATCTCTAAAATAAGTTGAGTAAATCTTACAACCTATTGCTTCTAATGCTTTATGTGTAGCACTTATTATAGAACAATCACGCATTGTACAATGCATAATGTCAGCCCACTTCCAAGTGTTTTCATAAAAATAATTGTTTAAAATAAATTTAGAATCGCTTTGAATTGTTTGTCTACTAAAATTACCAGGTGTCCACCAACCTTTACCCATATGGTATCTGTCTTCTCTATACATACTAGACCATTGTAAAAGTATAACATCATCTTTATTAAATTTATGTATGGTGTTTGCTTCCCACAGACGCATGTTGATGTACATGTTGCCTGCTCCACTCTTGGCCCAATTAGAACCTTTGTAACCTTTGTTTTTGTATTGTTGAATAAGAATATCTGCCCAAGTAGGATAAAAATATTGTGTTAGGCTACAACCAAACGCAAATATTCTCACGTCAGCCTCCTAATCAAATCCAACATTACTTTGTGCGGAATAGATTTTAGCATATCATTATCTTTTTTTATATTCATTTGTCTGTTTACAAATTCTTTTGCTTCGGGCGGAATGCTTTCGTATTGTTTTTGTATAGCTTTAGTATCTATCAAACCTAGTCCATACATTACCAATATGTAATTGTATTCATTAAACAGAATTTTTGAAGTTTTGTCAGTCAAGTCATCAGATATAGGTAATCTTGTTCTCCACATTTCTAAATTATTTGCTAAACTGTCTGGCATTTCTGTTTCTGTGATATGTTTCCAAAATTCAGTGTCAGATTTATCAGTAACATAGTGTAAACATATAAAGTCTCTTATATTATTCATTATGGATTCAACTTCTTCATTGTATCTTTTAGTTGTTGATTCATTATAATTTACAATACGCTGTGCTAACAAGAAACTTTGGTTAATACTTGTGCCTATACTGCTGGCTTCTAATGGTTCCACAAAGCTAGCCGAAAGTCCTATAGCACAAACATTATTAATCCACGGCTTATCTAATGCTCCAGGATCAAATTTTATATTTTTGGCTACCGAAATTTCATGTCCGAGATAATTTTCTACCTCTAGTTTTGCATCATCTGCTGAAATGAAATCACTGTCATAGATATAACCGTTGCCTTTGCGACCCCAAACAGGAATTCTAAACATCCAACCACTGTCCATTGCCCTAGCTACTGTCCAAATAGGTATTTCGTCTTCTTCTTCTGTAGGAAACACAATGGCTTCTTTCATTTTTAAATATTTTGAATAACTTTGCCACTTGGCTCCCATTTTATCAATAAGCAAACGTTTAAATCCTGTTGAGTCTATGTAAAAATCATAATGATAATCTGACTTTTCACCTTTTAAACTTGTAATATTTTTTCCGTCTGGCATGTTTATACCGATTATTTCATCATCTATTACTTGGCAACCATATTCAATTGCTTTCTTTGTTAGAAAGTCATTTAACTTACTAGTATTAAAATGATATTGACTTACTCCTACGTCATTAGGCCTTTCGTCCATAAATTTATTAAAAGGTGTGTAGCTTTTCCATGTGTACTCGCCTACAAATTCTTTAGGATGAACATTATTTGATATTAATTTAGCATACATTAAAGGCATACCTAAGTGTTCACCTACAAACGGATCGTGGACACTCTGTAAAAAATCATTTTTATTCCAATTTTGGAACATTATACCTGATTTAAATGTTGCATCTGTTTCTTTTATTAATTCACCGGCAGTAATAGTACAAAAATCCATAAAGGCTTGCCAGTGTTCTGTACTTCCTTCACCAACTCCAATTGTTCCAATCTTTGTGCTACGGATAACGTCTACAGTAAATTGTGGATAGCTCTTTTTTAAAATAAGAGCCGCAACAAAGCCAGCAGTTCCTCCACCTACAACACAAATTTTCACTTCATCTCTCCATAATTAGGAAGTTTCATACCTTGTCCTATAGCAATTATACAATATACATTGTAAGGATCCCCATGACGCTCTACAATAGTAAAAGTTCCTGTTTTAAAATTTACATAAACGGCCAAAGGCAAAATAGCAGGTGTTGGTGACAATCCATTTGCTTCATCAGGATCTTTTACTTTAGCAAACATGTCGCCTGAAAACAATAATTGTTCATCTTTTGAACCCATAAGTCCAAAAACTTCTGTTTCCTCTCCGCACATGACAGGTTTTTCATTCCATTCTCCTGCTTTTGCTCTTGTGTCCGTAAATACTGCGACCACTGTAAACAAAAACAGTACTGCTATTAATAATCTCATTGTTACTCCTATTCGTCTAATGTGTACCAACCGGATACTATGTACTTAATTCCTTTGTAAATAGGATTTCCCCTATGCGGATGAGTATAGTAAGCTGGAAAGAATGCTAACTTACCAGGTTCTGGTTTTATTTTTACGCCTTGATATAAAAATTCTGTCTCGCCACCTTCTTCTACAGCATTTAGGTACAAAGTGTACGCCATTACCCTTGAAGATGTACACAAATCAGCGTTCTCACAATGCCAAGCATGGTATCCTTGATGTGGTCTTGTTTTTTGTATGCTCATTCCTTTAGGTGAATGTTGTACAACTGCGGCTAAACTGTCATATTTTGATCTATATTTTTCTTCATACGTGGTCATTACAGTTTGATAAAAAAACTTACATAAATCTGCGTCTACATGAAACATATTATTGTGATTTGCTAGATCCATGAATATTCTTTCATCTTGATTTTTAAAACCAGTTTGATGTTCAGTCAACTGCATAGAAGCACGTTGTTCAAATGTTTCGATTAATTTTTTACAATAGTCTAAAGGAAATACATGCCTGTATTCTTCTATTCCATTAAAATCACCTTCCATGTTTCCTCCTAAATAAAGAACTGTTGGTTCAATCTATACAAATTATCATAAAACATTCCTTGTTTTACGTATGCGGTGTGTAACATGTTCTGTGGATACAACACCATTCTATTAAATTTCATTGGAACCATACCAGTCATTTCCCAATCTCCTATCGAATCAGTAACATATTTTGTAATAGGAGTCGTTTTTTCCTTGTCATAATAGTTATATGAATCATTATCCTGTATAGACTCTTTTCCGGCAAACTCATAAAAGGAAGTTCCACCGTTACTTTCATTTTCTGTGTTTAAATATATGGTACTAGCAAAATTTAAGCCACTTGGATTGTCCATGTGTGGAGACATAGGTGGTAAATTTTCAGATTGCATTACATTTACCATAAAAGTAGCTCTCATAAAACTTTCGCTCATCATGTTTGGTGACCAATGGGACATTATATTTGGATAATACTGTCTGCAAAGCTGATCAAACACCCAAGCCATTGAATCTAAGACATAAAAAGCATTAATTCTCCAAGCAGGGTTATTTCCTCTGATACGTTGATTAAATGAAGCTGGAATATCTAAAGCTAATTGTCTTACCATCATAGGATTTTTGTAAAAGTCATCCACAACTACTACGGTTGTTTGCTTTCTTCCTAATTTTTTTATGTTGACTGAATAGTTTTTGCTTACTTCGAAAACTTCTTCTTCATTAATCTTGTTTTTCTTCATCTATTCTCTCGTTTATAGTAAAGTTAGCACTGATAGTCACTCTGGTTTCATCACTTTCATTAACAGTTACATAGTGTTCTAGCACACTTGGAAAAAACACAATGTCTCCTTCTCGTAAAGGAGGAGTGATTCTATTATTGTATCTAAAAGGTTCGGTGCTTAGACTGGGCAGTGAACTTCCATGAAAGAAGTCATATGTGTTTCTATAAAAAACAAATCTGCCACTGTTAGGGGGAAGTTTAAGCATATAAGCACAACTTATTACACTTTCACCAGCATGATTGTGTAATTCTTGGTGTTGATTTTTGCTATATCTGTTTAGCCAACATTCAACTCCATAAGAAACAGAACAATCAACTCCTAATTTTTTTAGATAGGTGTTTAATCCAGCAACAGCACCCTTAATAAAGTTGTGAAAAGGTAATTTATTTGAATCTGGAAGTCCAAAAGTAGTATCAACATTACAATACCAGCTAGGATACTTATTAAAATTACTATCATCCTGTATAATGTTAGTAAAATCTTCCTGCACTTGATTGTGTGTTTCTAAAGGTTCAGCAAAAACTGGGATTGAATATAAATCTATGAACATTAATTCTTCATTTCTACCAATTTTCCAAATTCAGGTAGATAAAGATATTCAATTTCACTGTTATATAATGTTCTCACAGCATCATCTAATGTTTCTACCAACGGTTCTCCACCTAAATTGAAACTTGTATTGAAAATTATAGGCACACCGGATTGATCGTAAAACTCTTTTATGATGTCATAGTAATGTTTATTTTGTTCTTGGGTTACAGTTTGTATTCTACAGGTTCCATCTACATGGATTATACTAGGAATTTTTTCAGCTACTCCTTCTTGACAATTCATAGCGTACATCATATGTGGAGATTGTTCTAAACCACGCATGTCAAACCATTCGTGAGCATGATCTAGCATTATTGTGCCAGCAAAAGGTCTAAAATACTCTCTACGTTTAACTCTGTTTACATGATCCTTACCATCTTCAACAGTAGGATCAAATAATAAACTTCTATTTCCTAATGCTCTTGGACCATTTTCGGATCTATCTTGCCATAAAGCAACAATATTTTTATTACGTATTACTTCAACAACCTTTTTATGATCCGCTTCACTTGTAGTTGCTCCGTATTTTTCAGCAACAGCATCAATATCATTGAGAGATAAATTATATTTAAAGCCTTCATAAATTGTTTCTGTATATGATCTAACTTTTTTATCCTTTGTTAGTTGATGGTATAATAATAAAGCGGCTCCTATAGCTGTTCCAGCATCACTTGACACAGGTTCAACATATAATTTTATATCTTCTTTATTAAGTTTGTCAAGATACCAATAATTAGCCACACAATTTAGTGCGTATCCTCCACTTAATACAACATTTTTATTTCCAGTCATTTCCACAGCTTTAAATATTAATTTTAAAACTTCTTGCTGTGATTGATCTTGGACAGCATAAGCAAGATCTCTTCTGTTTTCTAAAGTTGTTAAATCAACTTTACTGTTTTGTAAGTCTCCCGATGTATATAGATAATCATATTTTCCGTCATTTACTAATGCCGCATTTGGATATGTAGGAATAATTACATTTCTATCAGAAGTTCTCCATTTTCCTCCTACGCCGTCTGTATAAATCGGAGGAATTTTATTGTTTGGTTTACCATATGGAGCTAATCCCATTGTTTTTCCTGCTTCAATAGGTTGAAATCCGCAATATTGTGTAACTGCTTCATAGGCTTTTACAATTCCAGCTGAGTCATCTAGTATAAGTTCATGATACCCTTCTTCACCTTCTCTATCACTAGGAATTTGTGTTACATGAGTACCAGGATAAGGTCCATTACCTCCTTGATGTTTATATAAAGTTTTGAAATCATCTGGATATT